ACCCCAAAAGGCCGCGAATTGATATTTCGGTTGGAGGGGTTTACAATGAGGAATCGTCTTGAGCTAAGCGATATTCTGAGAAGCGTCTTAGGATCGGTACTCGGCAAACCGCCTGAGGAGACGAATGTCTACTATCAGCCGCCCGGAGGGACTTCTATCAAGTACCCATGCGTTATCTATGCGCTGGATGATATGAACACTCTTCGGGCGGACAATCGGAATTACCGTATCACACCGACCTACGAGATCAAGGTGATAACGACAGATCCTGATACCCCGATCCCCAAAAGGTTGCTCGAGGATATTTCAACCTGCCGTTTTCATCGGACCTACACCGAGGATGGGATGCACCATTATGTTCTGTCCTTGTACTAGGTAAATTGTCCAGGCACGCCGGAGGCTTCCCTATGCGGGGTCTCCGGTGTTTTTTTTTTTTGCGCACTAACTAATCACATTAGAAGGAGAAATTACAATGGCAAAATTGACTTGGCACAACCCTGGTGAGAAGCAGTATGAGCGTGGCGTATCGCAGGTGGCTCTTTTCCCGTTTGACCCCGCGGTGGGGACTTACGGCAAGGGCGTGGCCTGGAATGGCGCAACGAACATCAGCGAGTCCCCGAGCGGCGCGGAACCTACCGACCTTTGGGCCGACAACATCAAATACGCGACCTTCCGCAGCGTGGAGGAATTCGGGCTGACTTTGGAAGCGTACATGTACCCCGACGAGTGGTATCCCTGCGATGGTATGGCCGTTCCCTATCCTGGCATGTCTATTGCGCAGCAGTCGCGCAGGCGTTTCGCTCTGGTCTACCGCACCGAAATCGGCAACGACTTGACGGAAGACGCCGGTTTTAAGCTTCACGTCGCGTATGGTCTCACTGCTTCTCCCTCGGAGAAGGCATATCCGACCATCAACGACAGCCCCGAGGCCGTGACCTTCAGCTGGGAATGTACCTCGACTCCTGTCAATGTCGGTATTCTCGGCCAGGCAACCACGACCGGCCTGGTAACTCTGGATTCCACGAAGCTTTCGCCCGCGGCGATGACGGCGATTCAGGATGCGCTGTATGGGAGCGCTTCTGGCGATGCGGCTCTGCTGCTGCCCGATGAAATTGGTGCCCTGGTTGCCGCCAATCCTCCTGTGCCCGCGCCGCCGCCTCCTGGTCCGTGATCTCTGGCAAATCTAACCCTTTAGCAAGCTGGGGGCTTCTCTGCGGAGAGGCTCCCAGTGTTCCCTTACACAAAAATCTAACCAAAAATTAAAAGGAGACTATTAGCAATGCTTAAGAAAACCATCAAATTCGACGACTTCGACGGCAATTCCGTTGAACGGGACTACTACTTCCACCTTTCCAAGGTCGATTTGACACAGCTAGAGCTGGCATACTTCGGCTATGGCGGGTTGGAAGGCTATCTCAAGAAGATGATCTCGGAGCGTAAGATCGCCGAGGTCTTCGAGGCAATTCGCAAGATTGTACTTACCTCTTATGGCGAGCGTGACGACGTGGCCATGGCTTTTATCAAACAGCGTAACGGCGCGCCTCTGTATGAGGTGTTCGCCGGTTCCCCGGCATTCGATGTCCTGATGCTGGAACTCATGGCTATCGACGAGGACAAGCAGCAAGCTGCCGCGCTCGAAGCCTTTATGGAAGGCATTATGCCCAGGGACAGGGAGACCAAGAAGGAGTGACATTGAATGCTCCATCTGACCTTATCAGCCAAAGAATCGGAAGAGTTTTATGATGAACGGACAAACCAGTTTATCATCGGATGCCCCGCCACCTCAGAGGCTGAAGTGAAACTTGAACATTCCCTCCTATCCATTTCAAAATGGGAGCAAAAATGGAAGAAACCCTATCTGTCGGATAAGTATGAGAAGACGCCTGAGATGATCATTGATTACATACGGTGTATGGCAGTTGATCCGAAATACATACCGGCGTTGGAACGAGTCAACGAAGGCGAGCTCCGGCAGATAGGGGCTTACATTGAGGATTCCATGACCGCAACAAAGGTAGGAGGCAAATCTAAACCCTCACGCGAAATCATCACATCGGAGCTGGTCTATGGCTGGATGGTGCTGTTCCGAATACCATTTTCATGCGAAAAGTGGCACCTGAACCGCCTGCTGATGTTGATTGGCGTGTGTGGGGAACTGAATAACCCGCCTAAGAAAGGCGCAAAGAAGTCCGATATTTCAAAAGGCTGGGCCGATGTTAACCGGGCTCGGCGGGAAGCGCTAGGTTCTTCCGGTTAAAACAAGAAAGGAGTCGCGTTACTATGCCTCGTGATATTACGGCTTTAGGGATCGCCCTGTATAACGCGTACAAGGATGACCCGATTCCATACTGCTATGGATGCTGTGGGCAGGCACCGAGTAAAGCCCTATTCGCTGAGAGGGCGCGCACATACCCTCAGTTTTGGGCGAAAGACACGCTTGCCAACCCAAAAAAGCGGACGCCGGAAGCAATCGCGCTGAAGGCTACATTTTGCTGTGATTGTATCGGTTGGATCCGCATTTTGTGTCTGTATGACGCAAAGGTGAACCCTCTCCCCTGGCCTCAAAGCAATACTAATTGCTATACGATCAAGGGAAAGAACTGGTACAACATCGCGGCCATGGACATCAGCGCCAACCAGATGCGAGATAACTACGGCGGTAATCCGATGCGAACCCTTGCTGAGCCGACAAACTCGCAGGCGGTCTTCGTTTCGATGAACGGGCATATCGGCCTTTACATCGGAAACGGTTGGGTAATTGAGCAGACGCCGCCGAAGCTCCAGAAGACTAAGCTTGCAGACAGGGGCTGGACTAGCTGGGGCTACATCCCGACAAAGTGGCGCGACTTCATAGAAGTGACGGTTGGGCTTGGCTCGAAGATGGATTGCTCTGTTAAGGGTGGCAAAAACAATGTTGCTGCTATTCCGGCATCTACTTCCGAATCGAAGCCGGCACCAGCACCCACGCCTGCTCCTGCCAAGCAAAAGTATACGTCTTATACGGTTGTTAAAGGGGACAGCCCCTGGAGCATCGCGGAAAAGCTCAGCAAGAATGGCGCCAATTACACAAAGTTAGTGTGGCTTACCAAGAGCGATGGTGGAAAACCAAACACTTATCAAGCCCTCGGCAAACCCTTACCCTATGAGAAAGGGAAGAACATCTTCGCTGGAGAAGTTCTTGGGTATCCGGTATGAGCCGCAGAGGGTTTTCGATGAATCCTTCCACGGGTAAGACCGAAAAGTTTTTCAAACAGGCTATGCGCCTAGACCCGGCATCTATCCTGCATCACGCTGGAGCAAGGGGTGTTGCTGCATTATCCGCGGCCACCCCTGTTGATTCCGGGTCTACGGCTTCAGCCTGGCGATACGAGATCCGCCATACTGACAGTGGGTATAGCGTCGACTATCATAACGATAACGTCTCTCCTGGAGGGGCGGTCGTCGCTATACTCCTTCAGTACGGGCATGGCACTAGAGGGGGCACATATGTGGCGGGTAGAGATTACATCAATCCCGCATTAGTATCCATATTTGATAGCATAGCCGAGGAAATATGGAAGGAGGTCCAATAATGGCTACCGTTGTTGATACAAGAGTTGTCTCCATGAATTACAAAGGCGATGACTTCGTCAAAGGAATCATGGAGTCCGATTCTCAGTTTGAGAGATTTAAAGACCGTATTGCGAACTCTGATGATATTTTAAAGGCTCTTGACAAAATTACTGACAAGTTTTCATTCTTGGGTATAGCGGGGGCTACCGCAGTAGCTAAGCTGACCAGTAAAGTGATGGATGCCGGCAAGAACCTGTATGAAAACACGCTTGGTCAAATCATGAGCGGTGGTAAGGCCAGAGCTTTGAATATTGAGCAAGCGAAATTTCAGTTTCGTGGTCTCGGTATGGATGTTGAGGCTTCGATGGCAAGCGCTAAAGAAGCGGTGCTTGGGACAGCGTATGGTCTGGATGCAGCTGCAAAAGCAGCGTCACAGTTAGGTGCTTCAGGAATACAAGCTGGCGAAGGTATGACGGATATTCTTAAAGGCATCGCTGGTGTTGCAGCTATGTCGAATAGTTCCTTTGAGGATATTTCCAGAATCTTTACCACCGCGGCCAGCAATGGCAAGATCATGACCATGCAGCTTCGGCAACTGTCCTCTCGTGGATTAAATGCGTCGGCCGCTTTGGCGAAATCTCTTGGGAAGACTGAAGCAGAGATCAACGACATGGTCACTAAAGGCAAGATCAGCTTTAAGATGTTCTCAGACGCTATGAGCCAGACCTTTGGAGAACACGCCAAGTCGGCCAATAAGACTTTCGAAGGTTCGCTTTCAAACATGAAGGCCGCTTTGTCTCGTATTGGCGCCAACATATTTACGCCATTCCTTGAGAATGCCAAAAACGTCTTTAATTTCATCACGCCTCTTATCGACAAGTTCAACGATGCTCTTGCTCCTGCGTTTGATATTTGGACAAAATTCTCGAGGGTGAAGTTTGAGGACGAAGAGCAGCTCAAGAGCATGGTGAAGGATTTGAACGCGGTTGGAGTCACTTCTGAATCTAAGCTTGAAATGATTCGCCGGGGAGTAGCCGGAATCACTGCTGAAACTAACGGCTCATATTCTACAGTGCAGAAGTTATTTACGGAACTTGCGCAAACGGGTAAGATTGACTTTGATGCGCTTGAGAAAGGTCTAAGCGATAAGGGTATAAAGAAGGTTAAAGAGCTTGCGGAGTTCGATCCCAATTTTCAAGATTGGGAGAAGATGCCTTTTGAAAAATTGCAGAAACAGTTAGACAGCCTTTATGAAGGTGAAAAAGCCCCAGCTGAATATTTTAAATCGCTGTCGAAAGAGGGCGCAGTCGCGGTTCAGGTGCTTGCTGATAAATTTGGTCTCACGACAGATGAAATCAAGAAAATGCTGAGCGCCGGCAAAATTGATCTTGATGCCTTCGCCAGTGTGATGGACAAAGCGTTTGGCGCAAAAAGCCAGGACTTTGCTGGCTTTGGAAAGGTCATGCTCGGCTTTAGTAACATCCTTGAAGCTTTGGATCCGCTCCTAAGGGTTATGGTTCGAACGTTCAAGGAGATATTTGGCGTTATAAGTGAGGGAGACGTCGCTTCGCTGGCAGATGGGTTTTTGGCGTTTACAGAAAAACTCAAGCCTTCTGAAGCCGCGCTGGAACGTTTTGGCAACATCATGCGCTTCGTGTTTTCGATAGGCAAGATTGTCGTCGACTGGTTGTTTGCGCTTGGGCGTGCCGCATTGAAGCTTATCGGGGCGTTGAAGCCAATCGGTGATCTATTTATTGATATTTTCAGCGGGTTGGGGAGCGGAGCGAGCATTGTCGACAAGAATGCTACTGCTATTGAAAAGTTTTCTCAGGTTATTGAGTGGCTTGCAGATAAGCTCCTAAAAGTTACAACTTGGATCAGGGATATGGCTCATTCAATTGGTGAATATTTGAAGCCAGTATTAGATTCCGTTATCAATTCTATAAAGTCATTTTTCGCAGCGCTTAAAGGCACCGAAAGCGGCGTCAATAAATTTGGAGATGCCATAAGAAAAGCGTTCGTTGACATCAAGGCAAGGGTATCGTCATTTTTCGATACTTTTAAGAATGGCGAAAGCGGATTTAAAGGATTTGCTGAAGCTGTTAAAAAGGTTTTCGGAGACATAAAAGAGAAGATAAAGATATTCTTCGACTCTTTGAAAAATGGTGAAGGCGGCATTAAAGGATTTGGAGAAGCATTTAAAGCTGCCTTTGGTGACGTTTCAGAAAAAGTAACCGGATTCTTTAACAACATCATCGACAAGATAAAAGGTTTTATCGATGGTATAAAGAACGGCGAAAGCGATGTCGGATCCTTTGGGGATACGATAAAAAAGGCGCTTGGTGGAGGCAATTTTTCAAAGATTGCTGCCGGTGTTTTAGGCGTTTCTGGAGCATTTGCTGGGTTAAGCAAAATTTTCGAAAAAGGGGATAAAGTAAAGAAATTCGGCTCACTTTTCGAAAACTTCAAATTCGGAGACATATTAACCAAGCTCCCAAAGCTTCCGAAAATTTTCGGCGACACAGGAAAATCTGCCAATGTTATGCAAAAATTAGTTAAGCCAGTTATTATTTTGGCTATAGCCGGGTCTCTTTTAATGCTCGCTATTGCTATAGGTAAATTGGCGGTGTTAAAGCCAGATCAACTAAAAACCGGATTGGCTGGGATCGGAGCAGCCATAGTTGGTTTAGTGGCCGCTACAAAGGCGATCGTTAAAGCGGTATCCAAAGGCAGCTCAGAAAATCTCCTTAGTGCGGCGGCAGTAATAGCTGCCTTGGGCGCAGCGGTAACTGGACTATCTTTCGCTGTTGAGAAGCTTGGCAAGCTGAAAATAAAAGAGCTGGCCAAAGGTTTGAGTAGTGTCTCTGCATTATTAAAGACACTTAGCAAAGCTGTTTCAGGAATGAGCAAGACTAAGAGTAAATCAGAAACGCTTTTAGAGGCTTCAGCTGTAATCGGTGCCTTAGCGTTAGCCGTAGATGCTTTGATGTTTGCCGTTGAGAAACTTGGTAAACTTAAGTTAGGCGGTCTGATTAAAGGTTTAAGCGGCGTAAATTCACTGTTGAAGCACTTGAGCAAAGCCGCTTCAGTGGTAAGTAAGACGAAGAGCCAATCCGACAGCCTTTTAGAGGCTTCTGCGGTGATAGGAGCTTTAGCTTTATCCGTTGGTGTTTTGTCGTCCTCTGTCAAGAAACTTGGTGGACTCAAATTTGGCGAGTTGATTAAAGGCTTGATTGGTGTGAACTCGCTAATGAAGCATATAGCTAAAGCCGTTAAGAAGATGTCCCGTGCTAATAAAGATGCGGACAACCTTTTAGGAGCAGCCGCAGTAATAGGCGCATTAGGAGGAGCAGTAGGTGTTTTGTCTTTGGCTGTTGAAAAACTTGGAACGGTTGATCCAACGTTTAAACTTGTCAAGGGACTAACTGCTGCGAACTCGCTAATGGACCATATAGCCAAAGCTGTTAAGAAGATGTCTCGTGCTAATAAAGACGCCGAGAACCTTTTAGAAGCAGCCGCGGTTATAAGCGCTTTGGCGTTGGCTGTAAGTGGTTTGTCGCGTACTGTCGAGAGGCTTGGTAAAGTCAAATTTGGTGAGCTCCTCAAAGGTTTGGTTAGTGTGGACTCATTGATCAATCATATGGGCAATGCTGTCAAGGATATTTCAAAAGGTAATCGAAATGCAAATGACCTTCTTGGCGCAGTAGCAGTGATAAGCGCTTTGGCACTAGCGGTTAGCGGCTTAATGCTTGTTGTTGAGAAGATGGGCAAGTTTAAGTTTGGTGAGTTGATTAAAGGTTTAATAGGTGTGAATTCGTTGATCAACCACTTAGGTAG